GCCTTCCGCCAATGCGCCCCTGCAGGTCGAATATCGCGACATCGCGCGGCTGATCCCGTACGCACGCAACGCCCGCACCCATTCCGACGCGCAGGTGGCGCAGATCGCGGCATCCATCCGTGAGTTCGGCTGGACCAACCCGGTTCTGGTCGACGGCGACAATGGCGTGATTGCCGGCCACGGCCGGCTGTTGGCGGCGCGCAAGCTCGGTATCAGCAACGTCCCGGTGATCGAACTGGCAGGTCTTAGCGATGCGGCGCGGCGGGCTTACATCCTCGCCGACAACAAACTTGCGCTGAATGCCGGGTGGGACGAGGCGATGCTGGCGCTGGAAGTTGGCGACCTCGCCGCGATCGGCATCGATCTGTCGCTGACAGGGTTTGGCGAGGGTGAGCTCGCGGCACTGACTGCCAAGGCGCATGGCGGCCTGACCGATCCCGACCAGTCGCCGGAGCCGCCGGTGCGTGCCGTCTCACGCCACGGCGATATCTGGCGGCTCGGCCGCCATCGTCTTGCCTGCGGCGACAGCACCGATGCCGCTGTGGTCGGTGCGGTGCTTGGTGGCGTCAGTCCGCATCTCATGGTGACCGATCCGCCCTATGGCGTGGACTACGATCCGGCCTGGCGTGCCGACGCCAACAAATGGAAGGGCTCGAACGTCAAGATCGGCGGCAAGGCGCTCGGCAAGGTCTCCAACGACGATCGCGCCGACTGGGGCAAGGCGTGGGAGCTGTTCCCCGGCGACGTCGCCTATGTCTGGCACGGCGGCTTGCGCAGCGTCGAGCAGGCGCAGAGCCTGGAAGCGGCCGGCTTCAACATCCGCAGCCAGATCATCTGGAACAAGGGCCGGCTCGTCATCAGCCGGGGCGATTATCACTGGCAGCACGAGGCGTGCTGGTACGCGGTGCGCAAGGGCCGTCCGGGACGATGGAGCGGCAGCCGTACCGAATCGACCGTTTGGGACATTGCCAAGCCCGCCGCCTCGGAATCCGGCCACGGCACGCAGAAGCCGGTCGAGTGCATGAAGCGGCCGATCGAGAACAATTCCTCGGCGGGGCAGGCGATCTACGAGCCGTTCTGCGGCTCCGGCACCACCATCATCGCCGCAGAGATGACCGGACGGGCCTGCCATGCCATTGAGATTGACCCGGCCTATGTCGATGTCGCTGTCCAGCGCTGGCAGGCCTTCACCGGGCAGGAGGCGCGGCTCGAAGCCGATGAAGCGACGTTCGAAATGATCAAAAAGAAGCGGTGTATCGAAGAAGATGCGAAAGAGGCCGGTGCATGAGACGCGGACGCATCGGCACTATCCGAGCAGGCGCATGGCCTGGGCAGCGCTGCGGTTGCTCAACAGGAGATAGCGCAGGAAGCGGGCGGCCGGCGGCGGTACGGCGCGCTCGCCGTTCGCCCAGCGGCGCGACGTTCGCTCGTCGACGCCGAGCAGGTGAGCCGCCTGAGCTTGCGTCAATTCCAGCCTCGCCAGAGCTTCCCGATAATCGTTCGCCGTCATACGCGCGCGGCTTCGTAAAACTCGTAGACCAATTTGAGGTCGGCGGCGCAGCCGTGCTTGCGCCAGCCGAGGCGGTTGGCCGTAATCACCCGGCGGCAGGCGTTGACCACCATCTGGTCGCCTGCATCCTTGGCGGCTTCGAGGACCTGCAGGGCGATGGTCTGGCGCGGGGTCTGGATCATCTTCGTCACTCCGTTTCTGATGAGGTGAATATATGGCCAATGGCCCTGTCAGTCAACGCTCGTTCTGACGATTTATCAGGTATTTTTGACCGGCAATCCGCTGGCAGAAATGACGTCTTTTCGGCGGGGATCAAGGCCGTTTCCTGTGACATCGTTGCCCTAAGGTGATCGATGCGCGGACGCAAACCGAAGCCCACCGAGATGAAGATGCTCGAAGGCAATCCCGGTCGGCGAGCTCTCAATACGAGCGAGCCCCGGCCAGCCCAACGCATTCCGACGTGTCCGGCGCACCTGTGCTCGCCTGCGAAGGCCGAGTGGAAGCGGCTCGCGGTTCAGCTCTCCGCGCTGCGCATCCTGACCGAGCTCGACCGCGCAGCACTGGCCGCATACTGCCAGGCCTACGGTCGATGGGTTGAAGCCGAGCGCAAGCTGAGGGACACCCCGATGCTGCTCAAAATGCCGTCAGGCTACGTACAGCAAAATCCCTGGCTCACGATCGCCAACAAGCAGCTCGAACTCATGCACAAGTTCCTGAGCGAGTTCGGCCTGTCGCCGGTGTCGCGTTCGCGTGTGTCGGTCTCCAGCCCGTCGCAAAGACCTTGGGAATTCGGCAAGAGCAAGTTTGACGGGCTGCTTGGCCCATTGGACGACGGCTGGTGCTCACCAATCGTGAGCACATGATCGCGCTGGAGCCGCTCGGCAAGGGCCTGATGGGAAGTTTGCTGCGCTATCCGAACGAAGTGCGCGCCGAGCGCAATATCGCGTGGGTGGAAAAATACATTCGCGTACCGGAAGGAAAATTCGTCGGCCAGCCGTTGAAGCTGGCTCCGTACATGCGGGAAGATTTCCGGCTGATCTACGATAACCCGCACGGCACACGTCGGGCAATCATTTCGAGAGGCCGGAAGAACGCAAAGACTACCGAGTCGGCAATCATTGCGTTGCTGCATCTGTGCGGCCCGGAGGCAAAGCCGAACAGCCAGTTGAACAGCGCGGCGCAATCGCGCGATCAGGCGGCGATCCTGTTTTCGCTCGCGGCGAAGATGGTGCGGCTCAATCCTGAGCTGAATGCCAACGTCGTCGTGAGGGACACTGCGAAACAGTTGGCGTGTCCAGAGTTGGGGACGCTGTATCGCGCGCTGAGCGCTGATGCTACGACGGCTTACGGGCTTTCGCCCGCGCTGACGATTCATGACGAGTTGGGGCAGGTGAAAGGGCCACGCTCTGAATTGTACGAGGCATTGGAGACGGCGACAGCGGCGCAGGAAAGCCCGCTCTCGATCATCATCAGCACGCAGGCTCCGACCGATGCGGACCTGCTGTCCGTGCTGATAGACGACGCCAAGGCCGGTCACGACAAGCGCACGGTGTTGCGTCTCGATACCGCGCCGGACGATCTGGACGCGTTCAGCGAGGAAGCGATCCGGGCGGCCAATCCGGCGTTTGGAATTTTTATGAATGCCGGCGAAGTGCTGGCGATGGCCGACGATGCGCGGCGAATGCCGAGCCGGCAAGCCGAGTACGAGAACCTTGTTCTCAATCGTCGTGTCGAGGCGAGTTCGCCGTTTGTGTCGCGGCAACTATGGAAGGACAACGGCGCGGCGGTGCGGCCGTTCGATAGGTCAACGCCGCTGTACGGCGGCCTCGACCTGTCCCAAGTGCAGGACTTGACGGCGCTTGTGCTGATCGGTCGGGTGGACAGCATCTGGAATGTGCGGCCGACGTTCTGGTTGCCTGCCGATGGCCTTGCGGATAAGGCGCGCAAGGATCGCGTGCCGTATGACGTATGGGCGAAAGAAGGACACCTACTGACCGCGCCTGGCAAGAGCGTCGATTATGAGTTTGTGGCGCAGGTGTTGCGCTCGGAGTTCGAGCGCTTCGACATTCGCAAGATCGCATTTGACCGCTGGGGTATGAAGCATCTGCGGCCGTGGCTTCTGAAAGCCGGCTTCACCGAGGAGCAGATTGAAGCGCATTTCGTGGAGTTCGGGCAGGGCTTTCAGAGCATGTCACCAGCGCTTCGCGATCTCGAAGGAGAGCTGCTCAACGGGCGCGTTGCGCACGGCAATCATCCGGTGCTGACGATGTGCGCGGCTAATGCAGTCGTGCAGACCGATCCGGCCGGCAATCGCAAACTAGCGAAGCACAAGAGCGCGGGCCGCATTGACGGCATGGTTGCGCTTACGATGGCGATGGGCGTTGCGCCGATGGACGTTGACGACGACGGCGATTTCGACGGCTACATCGAGTCTCTCAAGGGCGCGGCATGAATGTTATTAAAGCTGTCGCGCGTGTGCTGTCGCTGAAATCAAGCAGCAGCAAGCCGCTATCGATTCGCGATCCTGCGCATTGGAGGAACTCGAATTACGACGTGCCGAGCGGTGAGCGCGTGTCTGCCGAGGCTGTGCTTGGCTTGTCTGCCGTGTGGGCCTGCACAAATCTTTTGGCCGGCACTCAGGCGTCGTTGCCGCTTATGGTCTATCGCACAGGATCGGATGGTCAGCGTGTCCTCGCGAAAGATCATCCGCTGTATCGCGTGCTGCACGACAGCCCGAACAGCCTGCAAACGTCCGTTGATTTTTGGGAGTTCATGTGCGGCTCCATTGAGCTATGGGGCAACGCCTACGCGCGCGTCGTTCGGGCAGACGGCCGCGTCGTTTCGTTGATCCCGGTGCAGCCGGATTTGCCGGCCGTCGACAAGATCAGCAACGGCAAGCTGATTTACAAATGGACAGAGGACGGTGTGTCGCGTGAAGAAACCAGCGACACGATGCTGCATATCAGGGGCTTTGGCGGAAATCCGCTTGGAGGCATGTCCGCGCTGACATTCGGTGCGCGCGCTTTTGGGCTTTCTCTCGCGGTGGACCGCGCGGCAGGAGCGACGTTTCGCAACGGGATGCGTCCATCAGTTGCAATCAAGTTCGACAAGTTTTTGAGCAAGGAGCAGCGTGAGACTATCGAGGAAGGAATTGCGCGTCGCTATTCCGGCGCGATGAACGCAGGGCGTCCGTTCATCACTGAGGGCGGCGGCGGCATCGAAACGCTTTCGATCAATCCGGAAGATGCGCAGATGCTTGAATCTCGCGGATTTTCGGTCGAGGAAATTTGCAGGTTCTTCGGTGTGCCGCCGTTCATGATCGGCCATACAGAAAAATCGACGAGTTGGGGAACGGGGCTTGAGCAACAGACGCTCGGCTTTCAGAAATTCACGCTTCGCCGGCGCATGAAGCGCATCGAGCAGGCGTGTGAAAAGCAACTACTGACTGCCGAAGATCGTGCTGCCGGCATTGTGATCGAGTTCAATCTTGAAGGGCTGCTTCGCGGCGACAGTCAGGCGCGATCGACCTTCTACCAGTCGGCGTTGACGAATGGCTGGATGACGATCAACGAGGTTCGCGCGCTTGAAAACATGCCTCCGGTGGACGGAGGAGACGTGCCGCGTATGCAGAGCCAGAATATTCCAATTACGGAATCTGGACAGCTCACCAGCGTGACCGAGGAATAGCAGAGTGCTTCTGCTTGGCGACTGCCTCGATGTGATGAGAGGCATGGAGGCGGGTTGTATCGACCTGACCGTCACGTCACCGCCTTACGACAATCTGCGGACCTATAACGGCTCGCTGAATGATTGGACCGAGGCGAAGTGGAAGGCGATCATCGCCGAACTGTTCCGCATCACGAAAGACGGCGGTGTTGTCGTTTGGGTTGTCGGTGACGCCACCATAAAAGGCAGCGAGACGGGAACCAGCTTTCGGCAGGCGCTTCATGCGATGGAGTGTGGCTTTCGTCTGCACGATACGATGATCTATCAGAAGGTCAATCCGGTTCCGAATGAGGTTGGCTTTCGATACCAAGCTGCTTTTGAGTACATGTTTGTACTAAGCAGAGGAAAGCCGAAAACATTCAATCCGCTCATGGTTCCTTGCGCGATGTATGGCAAGGTAAAGCCGAAGCGTGACGGCAAGCAATTCCGGCAAGCGGACGGTTCGATGAAGGCGTCTCACGGCCTAAAGTATAACAAGCCTGAGAAATTCCGCCACAACATCTGGCAATATTCATTGTCCGGCGCTCGCGAGCATCCGGCGGCCTATCCAGACGAAATGGCTGCCGATCACATCCTAAGCTGGTCCAACGAGGGCGACACGGTATTCGACCCGTTCCTCGGCTCCGGCACGACAGGCAAGATGGCTCTGGCGCATGGTCGCAAGTTTATAGGGATCGAACGCGATCCTGAGTATTTTGCGATCGCACAGAAGCGCATCAAACCGGCCCCGCAAGTGGGCCTTTTTCTTGGAAGCAGCGGAGTAAATACGCTATAAAAAGCGGGCCGATTTGGTGCTGGAAACACCTCCTCGACCCTAACCAGCCGAGCTATTTGGGAGCATCGGAATGGCTGAAAATACATCTACCGACCTCGCATCAACGATGCAATGCGGCGAGTGTGGCAAGGTGATGCCGCGCGGCGGGCATCGCTTGTTATATTGCGAGCCATGCAAGACCATCGTGCGGCGAAGGCATGCGCGGACAAGGGCAGCGGTTAAGAGAGTTCCGAAGGTTCACAATCCGGATTTCAAGGCGGCATGGGCACTGACTAACCTTCAGCCGCTGTGGGCGCTCGACAACATCCGAAAGCATAACCGGATGACGTTTCTGCTCTAGCCGGATGCAGGTGCAGAACGTGCCGATCACGCAGGCGGGCGAGCAGCCGCAGATAGCGGCGCAATAGGACGTTGACATGAGCATGAAAACAAAAGCGTTCGCCTTCTCCGTGAAGGCGGCGGACGACGAAGGCATGATTGAAGGATATGCCTCGGTGTTCGGTGTGCGCGACAGCTACAATGAAGTCGTCATGCCTGGCGCTTTCGCGAAGTCGCTGGCGAAGCATCAGCGCGAAGGCACCTATCCGCTGATGCTGTGGCAGCACAATCCGGACGAGCCGATTGGCGTCTGGCTTGATATGAACGACGACGGCAAGGGCTTGTACGTCAAGGGCAAGGTGCTGAAAGGTGTGAGACGCGCGGAAGAAGCGCTGATTATGCTGCGTAACAAGGCTATTCAGGGAATGTCCATCGGCTATCGCGAGGTCGATGTCGATCCGTCGAGCAACGGCGAAGCGCGCAAGCTGATCGAGCTTGAGCTTTACGAGGCGTCGATTGTCTCGTTTCCCGCCAATCGCCGCGCGCGTGTCGAGAGCGTCAAACAGATTTTGCAGGACGGCCAGCTTCCGTCCATGCCCGAATTTGAGAAGTACCTGCGAGAGGCAGGCTTTTCGAAAACGCAGGCCGCCGCAATCGCCAATCGCGGTCTGTCGCATTTGCTCCGGAGTGAGTCCGAGGGCGATCATGCGAACGATGCTGTCGCACTGCTCAAGGCACTGCGCGGCTGATCCCCATAGCTCACATAGGAGATTCCAATGAGCGACGTTAAGACTGCGGCGGAGCTTGCCGCTGAGATCAAGGCCGAACACAAGCAGGCCGTCGATGCCGTCAAGGCCATCGCGGAAGATGCGCTCGGCAAGGCCAAGGCTGGCGAGGCGCTGACCAGCGACCTCAAAGAGAAGGCCGACAACGCGCTGACCAAAATGAACACCCTCGCGGAGCAGGTCGCGTCTCTTGAGCAGAAGATGCTCGAAGGCGGCGACGCCGGCAAGCGCAGCGAGAAGTCCGTTGGCGAGCAGTTCGTCGAGGACGCCAAGGTCAAGGAATTCCTTGGGCAGGCTCATCCGCGCGGCCGCGCCGATCTGACGCTCAAGGCCACGCTGACCTCGGCAACGACCGATTCGGCCGGCTCCGTTGGCGACGCCATCGCCAATACGCGCCTGCCCGGAATCCTTCCGCTGCCTCAGCGCCGCATGACTGTGCGCGACCTGCTTTCGCAGGGCCGCATGGACGGCAACACGCTTGAGTACGTCAAGGAAACCGGCTGGACCAACTCCGCCGGCATGGTTGCGGAAGGTAACGCGAAGCCGCAGAGCGACATCAAGTTCGATCTGGTGACGACCTCGGCGAAGGTGATCGCTCACTACATGAAGGCGTCGCGCCAGGTGCTGAGCGACATTCCGCAGTTGCAGTCGATCATCGACAATCGCCTGCTGTACGGCCTCGCCTACAAGGAGGAAACGCAGCTTCTGAACGGAGACAACACCGGGCAGAACCTGAACGGTATCGTCC